AAAGAACCATACAGACGTAAGGGTGATCTTGATTTTGCACCTACTCCGCCACCGCCTACAGGTTCTATAGAAATGGAAAGAACTATGGAAGATCAAGCGGATAGATTATGTGGATTGGATGAAACATCTGCTATTAGCCAGATTCGTAAACAATTTTTAGTTGATAAATTTTTACAACACTCAGCAGAAGTATTGCAAATGTGTTACAGATGTTACCAAAGATTTGGGCCGGAGTCTACGTTTTTTAGAGTAACAGGATCTCCAGATCCACAAGTATTTGATAGAGGCAACCCAGATGAAAACTTTGATATAATAATTAATTATGATGTTCTTAACAATGACCCACAGACTCAAGAGAGTAAACTCCAACAAATGGTTTCACTTACGCAATTGGATCGTAACGGTCGAATTGATGTTAACAGTCTTCTCGACAGTGCTGCTTTTGCTGTTGATCCGGTTCTTGCGGATAGTGTACTTCAACCCGTTGAAGCGGCTCAAGAGCAAGTTGTCAAACAAGTAACCGATGATTTATCTAAGATTTTTGCGGGTATTGAAATGCCAGCTAGACCTAATGGTGCACAGATTGCGTTACAGATTATACAGCAGTATGCTTCTCAGCCAGATGTTGCTAATCGCTTGCAGTCTGATGAAGCCTTTGCCGCTAGAATCGAAAAGTATGCTGGACAATATACATTCCAAATGCAACAAATGCAGAATGCTCAAATCGGAAGAGTTGGTACAGAACCAGCTCAGATGGGAGATGTTCAAACACAAGGAATATAATATGTCACCACAAGAGTACAGCGCTAAAAGAGCGGCAGAAATGCAAAAAAAAACAGACTTAGATAATTTGACTATGGCTATAGCTTTAGAATCTAGGGGGGAAGGATTAGATGGTATGTTTGCTGTTGCAAAAAGCATATTAAATAGACACGAGCTAATTAACACCGAACAAGTTTTACCATCTACATTTATGCCGAATAGTATAAATAAAAAACCAACTATTTCTGATATAATATTTTATCCGGGCCAATATCAAGTAGCAAATTCAAAAACAAGAACTTTTAAAAAACAAGATTCTCCGGTAACTACAAAAGACTTAGAACAAGCAAGAAAAGCTATATATTTAGCATCTGATACAGCTAGAGCAGTTAATTATATTATGCAAAGAAATTTACCTATGGAAATATTTGATTCTACAGGATTTAGAAGAAGAGATGCTGATTACGATGCTTCTCAAGATGTAGGTACATTTATGGTAGGCAAACACCAATTCAACAGAGCTGGTCATCCTGGATTTGAAGCAGATAAAAAAGCTAGAGAACAAGCTGCACAAAATAAATAATTGATGAGTCTAGAACAAGATTTAAAAGCGTTATCTAATCACGAGCACTTTGCTCGTTTACTACAAGTAGTTAGCGATCTCCGCGAAGAAACCATAGAGGAGTTACATAATGCTCCATCTGAAAAAATACAGCAAATATCTGGACGTATTCTTACATATGATCAACTACTACAGATGTGTGACTGGCGAAACTTACAAAAAAAGTTCGGAGATAGAATTTAAGGTCTTGTCAAGTACCTTATAATATAAACATCGCATCCACTCAGCGTTGAGGAGTGTACAACATTATGTCAGAAGAAATCACAACGGAAGTCGCCCAATCCGTACCAACAGAGGCGCAACAGTTAAATATATCAGCAGCGGATTTTGTCAGCCGCCGCTTGGGGCAAAACACCCCACCAGTTGAAGCAAAAGAAGAAGAAGTAAAAGAAGCTACGGATGAGAGTCCCGTAGTAGAAAATACAGAATCTGAAGTTGCTGAACAAACAGAAGAACCACAAGGTTCTGATGATGTTCTTTCACAGTTAGATCTAGATGATATGTCCGAAGATGACCTCAAGGAACTATCTGAAAAGTTAGGTAGCAGAGCAGTTGCTCGCTATGGTGAACTTACAGCAAAGCGTAAAGCTGCTGAAGCAAAACTTAGCGAACTGCAAAGCAAACTTGACGAACAAAGTCCACTGAATCCAGCAGAAGATATTGATAACAATCCTTACTCTAATTTAGAATCCTTAGAGGATTTACAAGGTAAAGCAAAGGAAGTTAATCAAGTCATTGAATGGGCGGAGGATACATTGTTCAGTGCAGATGGCTCTGGTCCAGATGATGAGATTGCAGAAGTAGAAGGTAAGGCACTTACAAAAGCTGAAGTTAGAGCTAGTTTGCTCAATGCTAGAAAAGCCAGGGATAAGTTTTTACCTGCTCAACTCAAAACTCTTCAAACGATAGAACAATCAAAACAATTAGAAGGTGCCTTTACAAAAAAGGCACAAGAAGAATTGACTTGGTTAAAAGGTGAAGACAACGATCTTCGGAAACAATATGAAGCTATTATAGGAGACGAAAGATTCCAAAAATTAAGAGAATCAGCCGGTCCAGATGTAAGGCCTCAATTAAATTACTTAATGGCACACGCTGCCAATAGTATTTATGGTAGGCAACTGGTCAAAGGCGGAGTTGGTAGTCCAACCCTAAATCCTACAAGAACCGGAGCAACCGGCGCAAGCACATCAGAGAAAACAGTGAATAAGTCTACTAAGGCGCTTAAAGATCTTAGTCAACGTTTTAAATCAAGTGGCAAAAAAGGTGATTTTATATCTCTCAGAACACTACAATTAAAAAACCGATAATTATAAAATAAAATGTCATTCTCAGATACATTCGATCCAAATGCTCCCAGTGCAGTAACTGGTCAAGGTTCGGCTATTTCTAACAGAGAAGATTTGACAGATGTGTTGTCTATTCTTGCTCCGGAAGAAACTCCGATCCTTTCCTCTGCTCAAAAGCAGAGTGCATCAAGTACGTTTGTTGAGTGGTCAGTTGATAAGTTAGCAGATCCAAGCACCGCAGGTGTTTCAGAAGGTGCTGACGTAACAGCTTTCACCGACAAATTTGCATCTCGTGCACGTCTAGGAAACTACGTGCAAAAGTTCCGTCGTGACTATATGGTATCAGACCTCCAAGAGGCTGTTGATTCCGTTGGTCCAGCTAAAGTTGCTCAAGCAGAAGCTAAAGCAATTCGTGAGTTGAAACGCGACATTGAAGCTACAATCTCTAGCAACAATCCAAAAGCTCCCGAAAACGGTGCTGGTACTCCTTATACATTACAAGGGCTAGGCAAATGGCTAGCTACTGGTGCTACTGGAGATATTGCTGTTGATTCAGATATTCCATCTGACTTCCGCACACCAGCTGGTAACAACCACACAGACGGTAACTTCACAGAAACTTCATTCAATGATCAAATCAGTTCAATCTTCCGCCAAACTGGAAATGTTGACAGTCTTGTTCTTGTAGCTGACACAAACCTACGCCGCGATATCTCTGATTTCGCAAGATTTGACGTAGGAACTGGTACTTCAAATGAATTTAGCGTTCGTGACTTCAATAACAATGCTGAAGCCGGAACTATTCGTTTATCAGTTGATTTATATCAATCAGATCACGGTATTGTTTCTATCGTCAATGCTAACCCATCTGCTTTCTCAGCTGCTTCTATCGCTAGAACAACTACTGGAGATGCTGGTTATTTAATTAACCCAGAATACGCTGGTATTCACGAGTTAATTCCAATGGGCTCAACACGTCTACCTAACTTAGGTGGTGGTGAGCGTGGTTTCGTAGATTGTGCGTTAACACTTGCTGTTTATCACCCACAAGCTCACGGTAAAATAACAGATCTTGATTAATAACTAGGAGGTAAAATATTATGGCTAAAGCATTAAGAAAAATACAAACAGTTAATGAGCAAGGTGCTGGTGGAGGTTACAACTTTCAAGTAGAAATTGTTCCTTCTGATTTATCTTCAACAGCTGGAGAAGAGTTCGTTTATTTAACACTCGGATCTGGAGGCAACGCTCCAGCATTATTTGCTGGAACTATTCGCAGAGCAAGCATAACTATCTTAGAACAATTTGGAGGAGGTAGCATTTCAGATGCAACTCTTGCTATTGGTTTAGGTGATGGTTCTACTACTGACGGTGGTGGTACTTCATCTGATGGAGATGCTCTTGTTGACGAAGTAAACTGCTTCACAACTGATACAACACTAAATCTAGAATTCATCAACACTGGTGCAGATCTTGATGACGCATTCGGCAAAGTCGTTGCGGCTTCTGGAAATACATCAGTTCTAGCTGTTGTTTCTAACGGAACTGGAGCTGGACTAGGTGCAGCTACTTCTGGTAAAGCATTACTAAAATTTGATATTAGTGATGTCGCTGGAGGTGTATAACAATTAACTATAACTGGTACGGGGGCGAAAGCCCCCTACCTTTTATTTTATGACTCAAATAATAACAAAGCTTCCTAGATATAGTGACGGTGAAGTCGATCGTGCGTTTATGAAAGAGGTTATGAACGGCTTCGAGATCGAAAAAA